AGTTGAACCAAAGGCAGGTAGATTATTAATGTTTCCACCTTTGTGGACTTATAAACATATAGGACATAAACCAATAGAAGAACCAAAATATATAATAGGAAGTTATTTACATTACGTATGAACGAAAGAATAGAAACTACAATTTTAAATAATCTCTTTTTTCAAGAAGATTATACTAGAAAAGTATTACCATTTTTAAAAGAAGATTATTTTCCATTAAGAACTGAAAAGATTTTATTTTCAGAAATATATAAGTTTGTTGAGAAGTATAATAATCTTCCAACAAAAGAAGCAATCATCATAGAATTATCTCAAAGAAAAGATATTAATGAAGATGAACATAATACATTAAAAGAAATTGTTAATTCTATATCTAAATTAGATTCTGATCCACAATGGTTGTTAGATACAACTGAAAAGTTTTGTAAAGACAGAGCAGTACATAATGCTGTATTAAGTGGTATTAGAATTTTAGATAAGAAAGATAGTAAGAGAACTCCAGAATCCATCCCTGGTATATTAGCAGACGCATTAGCAGTATCATTTGACCAACATATAGGGCACGATTATATAGGTGACGCCGAAGAGAGATTTAAATGGTATCATACAAAAGAAACAAAATATCAATTTGATTTAGATTATATGAATAGAATTACCAAAGGTGGTGTTCCTAGTAAGACTTTGAACATTGCATTGGCAGGAACAGGTGTTGGTAAATCTTTGTTTATGTGTCATTGTGCAAGTGCATATTTAACACAAGGTTTAAATGTTCTATACATTACTTTAGAAATGGCGGAGGAAAGAATTGCAGAAAGAATAGACGCAAATCTTTTAGATGTAACCATAGATGATTTACATACAATGCCAAAAGATTTATATGAAAATAAAATGGAAAAATTACGAAAGAAAACTGGTGGGACATTAATTATTAAAGAATATCCAACAGCGTCTGCTCATAGTGGACACTTTAGAGCATTGTTTAATGAACTTGCATTAAAGAAAAGTTTTAAAGCAGATGTAGTGTTTATAGATTATTTAAATATATGTGCGTCAAGTAGATTTAAAGGTGGCAATATAGGTTCTTATTTTTATATCAAGGCAATTGCTGAAGAGTTAAGAGGACTTGCAGTAGAATTTAATGTACCTTTGTTTTCTGCTACACAAACAACAAGAACTGGATTTGTTAGTACAGATATAGGTTTAGAAGATACAGCAGAAAGTTTTGGATTACCTGCAACAGCAGACTTTATGTTTGCTTTAATTTCTAATGATGAATTAGAAGCATTAGGTCAAATGAAAATCAAACAATTAAAGAATAGATATAATGACTTAGCAGTCAATCGGTCATTTATCATAGGCGTTGATAGACCTAAAATGAGATTGTATGATGTAGGGCAACAAGCACAAAACATAGTTGACTCTAATCAAAAGGAAACAAAAGAAGAAAAAACTGCTTATGATAAGTTTTCTGATTTTAAAGTGTAATGAGAAGCATAGGTCATAAAGGAGTGACGTGGGACGGCAAGAGCCGAATAGCAACTAAACAGTATAGAGATAATTGGAATAATATCTTTAAGAAAAAGAAAAAAGAAAGAAGAAAAAATGAAAAAACAAAAAGTTCGGTTTAGTAGAGGTGATAAAAGACCTGCTATCTACAAGTATAAACTTTCTTATGAGAAGAAGTTAGTTAAACGAGGTAGAAAGATATTATGGCACGTCATTGAGAAACCAACCAATCAGATAGTTTCAGAATTCTTTTTTGAAGAAGACGCAGATAAATTAGCAAAGTTTCAAAACAAAAACAAAGTCTGGCAAGAGAACGGTGGCATTGTCAAACACTTATGTTTTAAATCTAATATGAAAACACTTTAACTCTAATATAAATAGTCATATAAGGAGAGATATATGCCAGAACAAACAGCATTACAAGAAAGCGCACAAGCATTATTTTGTGCAATGGCAGATATTTTAGGAAAATTTCAGTCAAATAAAATATTTAAACCCATAGCTGCTAATAGAGATGGAGCTCCATACCCTACTTATAATGATTTTAAAAAAGGAAATAAAAAACTTATAGCAGACGCATTAAAGGGAATTACAGTAAAAGAAAAAGGTACACGTATAACCTTAAAACAAATGGAAGATTTTTTAACTTCAAACGGTAAAGCTGTATTTGGTAAAAAAGAAAATGGATGGTATATATCATCTGTTTTAATTGCTAATTTGGTAGTTAATAAACTTACTACTATAGATCCACAGTTTGGTATTGCTAGTCCTAATTTTCAAGATATTTATTATTTTCGTGGTGATGAAAAGATTATGGGAAATATACAAAAGTTATTTAGTATAGCGAATGAAAATACTCAATGGAATAAACTAACAAGAGAAGTACGATTTGGTGATATTAATAAATGGAATCCTGCAGATATTTATTTAGCAAGTGTGAAAGGTAAAAACTCAGCAGCTAAAACTATTGCAAATGAGCTAGCAGAACAACAAAAGGACGACCCAAAAGAATATACATTTTTGGAGTTAAATGAGTTAATACGTAAGTTAATTGATAGTGGAGATTTATTACCTTTATCTTTGAAAAAAGGAGTAAAAGATGTTAAATTAGTACCAGTAAATTTTGAATCTGGATTTAAAAGAGATTTATTAGCAAAAATTAAATATGACCACTATAGTCACGGCACTGTTAAAAATCAATGGACAAACTATACAAAAGCTCCAACAGATTTGTATGGTATTCCAAAAGGAAAAACAGATACAAGAGATTTCCAAATTATATTTAAGATCCCAGAATATTGCCAATTAAAATTAAGACACGATCCATCAGGTAGCAAACTAGGTAATTTTAAAATTACAGTAATAGGTGGTAGTGCAAGAGAAGGTTCTATAGGTTCAATTAGTATATTTTGTCAAATAATTAAGTTTGTAGATAAAAAATTTAGTGAAGCTTTTGAAAAGGCTTTTGATAATGGAAGAAAAGAGTTTGCAAAGGAAATGGAAAAACGAAAATTTTATAAAGGACAAACAGGTAGATTGGCAGTTGAAAAATTGGGTTCAAAATCAAAAGTTCTTAAAGGTGATAAAGGTGCTTCAAGAGCTTTTAACCACGCAAGAGGAGAAATTAGTGCTTTGAAACTAATTAATCCTATTATAGGTGGCGATGGTGCTGGATTTCAAGGAATGGCTAAATGGTTACACAACCTGCCAGACCGCAAAAGAAATAAACTTGCTAAACATCTTTTTAAATATATTACAGCACGTTCAAAAAAATCAGGTCAATTTGTAATTGCAAAATAGCTAAAAAAAAGACACGTCTAAATTAATAAACGTGTCTTTAAAAGTATTTTAAATTATATATGGTCTTCGCAAAAATCAGATAACTGACTGAACAAAGAACTTAAATCACAAGTTTCAACTTGTGGTGCGTCATAGTCTTCTTCATACTTTGTATTATAATCATCTATAAGAGTATTCATTTTCGTTTCAGTTTTATCTAAAATTTTTTGAATTTCATCTCTTAAAATGTCAAAGTCTTTATCATATTGGTGTTCTTTAAATTTAGGCATAATCTCTTTCTGTTAAAGTGTTAGCAGTTTTTTCAACAATATCAACAATGTTTGTTAAATCATTATCAATCTTTTCACTTAACTCTACATCAAAAGATTTTACAATCTCTTTAATTTCAGCAAGTTTAGAATCAACTGCATTTATCATATTAGCATACTTGTCTATTTTATTATCAGTATCAAGTTTCATAGTATATCCTTTCATTAAATATAACTATATCCTATCAGTTTTGAATAAAAAAGTATAGTGAAATCGGGATGGATATTTTTCACTTATAAATAGTTATATGATTTGTTAATGGGTAGGTGATAGATATAGTATATTAATGGACAATATGAGGAACAATGTTTAGTTTTAAAGGTTTTTTCACAAAAGACAAAAATACACACCTAGAACACCTAGAAGATGATATCATCAATAGAGGTTCTAAAGGCGGAGTAAACGCTATCAATTTCTTAAAGTCAGTAAGAGATATGCTGGCTGGTCACTCTGGTACAAAAATCAATACAACTGTTAAATGGGATGGAGCACCTGCTATTATATGTGGTGTCAATCCTGAAAACGG